TTTTCCGCGTTTTGTATAAAAGGGGGGGATTTTGCCATTAGCTACAGTATTACCTAATGGCAACGTACCAATCCCTTGGTATGATCACCCCCTCTCCTACCGATGCTAGATCTATGGCAACAGCTAGATCTATGGCAACTGCTCCAACACCAACCCCAGCTGCTAGACCTAGTAGACTTAGATCTACCGACCCTGCAGACACCGCAACTTCCCAAGGGAAGTTGTGGTGTTTCACCACCAACAACTACAGTGCAAACTGTTTGTTAAATCTCCGGACCTTAGGCGTCCAACCGACTGTCAAATACCTAGTGTTTGGCAAGGAAGTTGGATCAAGCGGAACCGCTCACCTACAGGGGTTTGTTATGTTCACAACTAACAAACGATTCAACGGGGTAAGAGACCTCTTACCCTTTGGATCTCACGTGGAGAAAAAGGTCAGGGTTAGTACGTCTTTACAAGCAGCTGACTACTGCAAGAAAGACGGGGACTTCGAAGAATTCGGAGAAGCCCCCGTTGAAAATGCAGGAGCTAGGGCCACCGAAGAAAAGTGGACCCTAGCCAAAGCCGCAGCCAAGCGCGGCGCCTTGGATGAAATCTCCGACGATTTGTTTATAAAGTACTATAGTACTTTTAAACGAATCCAGAAAGATTTCATGCCAAAACCCGATGCACTGGATGCATGCTGCGGACTGTGGATCTACGGTTCTACCGGAACCGGAAAAACCCACGCAGTGGTTACTCAACACCCTGGAAGGTAATATTTATTAACAAGATATATTAAACCACTGAACAAATGGTGGGACGGTTATCAAGGTGAAGACGTAGTACACCTTGATGAACTGGCACCAAGCCACGTGTCGTGGATTGCCCCGTACCTGAAGAAATGGGCGGACAAATGGCCGTTTGATGCTGAAGTAAAGGGAGGCGCAATGCAGTTGCGACCAAAGTTGATAGTCGTGACTAGCAACTACACAATGCAGGAAATGGGCTTCGACGCAGCCGATTGCCCAGCCTTGGCAAGAAGATTCCGAATGGTGCAAAAGTTTAGAGATCAAAACATTATAGTCCAATAAACGATAATAAAAACTTACCCAAAAATTAAAAAATGCCAATGATGAAAAGAAGAGGAAGTGTAAAAGGAAAAGCAGCCAAAAAAGCGAAGCCAACCAAAACTCTAACAAGAACCGATGTAAGGAAAACCCTATTAGGGTTAGCCGAAACAAAACGGTTCCCAGTGCAATCAGCACCTGGAACAGCAAGAAGCGTAAGCAACTACCACGCATACAACCCGTTGTACTGGATCCAAACAGGATCAACTGACGCCCAACGCCAAGGAGATGAAATCTACGTTGAAAAAATTCGATTGCGAATGAATTTTATCACAGCGAGAATTGTGTTAACAACCGCAAGTACATCAGCAGACCCGATTAATGTTTCAGTCTGGATTATTAAATCCACACTGAAAGAGAAGGACGGTACCCTAGGACCAAACAGCGATGCATTTATATTCCCCGACTTGAGAAACTCAGGGGTCGGGGGATTAACCAATCCATGCATTGATATTAACAAATATACACCAATCTGGGGGAAAACTTATAAAATTAACTGCTATGTAACAGATAGTACCCTGGGCACAGCCGGACAACCCCAAAATCAAATCGTAGATGTCGATGAAGATGTTGTAATTAACAAAAATTTTAAATACAGTAGCACCAGCTCTGGATTTTCAGAATTTGGTAATTATTATATCGTATGGGCATATGCGAACCCGTATGCACAAAATAACCTGGCAGTCAGACTTGGATACCAAGTTGACTTTAAAGATATGTAAAGTTAGGGTTAGGGTTAGTTAGGGTTAGGGTTAGGGCAAACAATAAAACTAACAATTTATACTTGAGTTATATACATTTCTATTATATAATCTGCCGCGGGGGAGGTCCGACAGGACCAGGAGCGGTACACAGCAAAAATATTAGATCTGCATTAAAATAATGCAGATCTAATATTAAAAAACGGTTCGCGTTTCGTGAAACGGGGCACACGGAAAAAATTTTTTTCCGCGTTTTGTATAAAAGGGGGGGATTTTGCCATTAGCTACAGTATTACCTAATGGCAACGTACCAATCCCTTGGTATGATCACCCCCTCTCCTACCGATGCTAGATCTATGGCAAC